ACCAAAAAAACTTGTTGTACCAAAAGCACCTGCACCAGGAAACAAAAATGATGCACCTATTAATGCAGCACCAGTAAGTATTCTGCCAACATTACCACCAGCACCACTTATAACAGGTACAAAACTTATATCTTGTTGACCTATAGGGTGTTGTATTTCAGTCTTATCTATCTCATGTTTATTTACGAGTACCTTATATTGTCTGTTAGCCATATATGCTTCTGCATCAGGAAAATTATTTATTAAAAAACTTACAGCCTGTGCTACAGAATGTACTTTTACTTCAAACTGTTTATGGCCTATAAATTCAGCTAAATCACCATATAACTTTACTTTACGCAACATAACGATACCTCCCACCTGTACATTTTAACAACCATTGAGAATAGGGTTCTCTACAAGATAGTCTATCCGTTAAATGGTGTAAAACATCACCATCTAAAAAAATAGCTACATGATTTAAACCAGGAGATCCGATAGACATAAATAACAAATCTCCATAAATAGTTTTTTCTTCTGTTCTAAGTTCTCTAAAACCAGTTCTCCATGCACAAGTTTCAAATAATGGATTAAGAATAAATTCTTCTGGTGTCGGTGGTCTATCCCAATCTTTAAGTTCAATACCTTTTTCTTTTTTATACCAATCTCTTACTAAGCTATAGCAATCAGTAACACCCCAAACCCACGGACGGCCAAGTAAGTCTGGTTTATATCCACACGGTTCACAATAACCCCATTCTTCTGTTTTTGGGTTAATAATATGCCACGGTAGTTTACTTTGTTCACAACTAATCTTATCTGCCTGACTAGCTACAGCAGGTGTTACAGGATGACTATGAACAATAGCAATAATCTCTCCAGTATTATCAGCTTTTACATAATCTTCTGGATCAAGAATAAAACATTGATGTGATGTCATAGATAAATTACGACAAGGATAATATTTTTCTTTTCCTCGAATATTCAATAATAAACCACAAGACTCTTTAGGATCTTGGTTTTTCGCATGAATAAGTGCTTCTTCTTTCCAAGTCATCCAATAAAAGTACCAATACTAGGAAATAAAGCTCTTGTACATTGTCTACCAATTCTTACACCTGCAAGATCAAAAGATGCAGCTAATTCAAATGAAACTACATTTCTATTTTCTGCTGATTTTCTAGCAATAGTATAAGTAATTTCTTCTTTTGCAGAAGGGTCTGGTGTACCTAATGGATTTAACTGTTGTGTTGTAGTAGTTGTAGTTTCTTGTGTTGTTGTATTTGGATTGTTCATAGTAATTGTATTTCCCATTGCGTTGCCATGAACCGTGCAATAGTATCTTAAATCTGATGGTGCATCTGGATATGGTGGCTGGAAAGTTACAGAACTGCCAGCAGAACCTTGAGTCCCAGCAACAGTTACACCTGTTGAATAACTAGCACCAGAATTTTGCTTAATTCTTAATGGATGACCAGAATTAGAACTATGTGATTGATCAAAAATGTAAGTTGATCCACGTTTCATAGTAATAACAGGATTATTACTGCCATTAAGTGCAAAAATATTTACGCCTCCAACATTTACTACTGTTACTGTATAAGTCACCGTTTCAGCGTCAGCAGGGTCTGCAATAGTTTCTGTGGTTGTGGTTGTGGTTGTGGTTACTGGAAAATTAACAGCGTCTATATATTTAGCAGTTGTTCTTATACGTTTTACAGTTGCCCCTGTAAGATCATTACCTGTTGTAACTGTATTGACGTTTAATAATATTGCTGTAATTGTTCCAAGAGCATTACTTATAGATATTGTTGGTCTAGGTATCTGTCCACGTTGATATGCAAAACCACTTGCCTCTACAGGAAAACGTAAATATTGGTTTCCACCGAAAACTAATTGACCATTAAGATTTAAATTACTACCTGCATGAAATCTATAAGTTTGTGTAGAACCGTGTAATGTAGCGTCAGTTGTCAGTTCAAATAATTCAATTACAGCAGATGGATTAAGACTTTGTAAGTCTGTAATAATAGGTGCTGTACTCATGGTTCAAACACCTCTCTAAATGTTGCAGTTATCGTAGCTCTATTAGGAAAGTCTATTTTTTTTTGCCATGTATCGCATACAAATTTATATGATGAACTTTCACCAGGTGGTGTGTAATCAAAGCTAGCCCTATCTTCTGCCCTGCCATCTAAAAATGTTTCTATAGTATCGCTATCTGTTTCTGTAATATTATTCCATGCAAGATTATATATTTTTGCATTTTGATGTTCACTAAGTCCTAGTTGTATTCTATGTTCATAACCATCAGCAAACCTTATTACTCTAGTATTAGGTGCTGATCTTTTTGTTAAACCATAACTAGGTTCTATAGATGGAAATGTTGCCATTATGCTAATAATCCTCCTGGTCTTTTCTGTTTTATTAATTCTGATTGTATAGCAACAGAAATTACCCTGCCTAATTCTCTACCACCTTGTTCACTACCTTCTACAGAACTACCAGAAGCATCTACATTAACAACAATATTACCAATACCAGAACCTGTTGCCTGTACACCTAATTTACCATTGCTACCTCTAGATAACGGTAGAATAGCTTCACTACCTGCTTCTCCTAAAATGCCAAGATTACCAGCCCCTCCATATTGAAAAAATGTAGGTTTATCTACAACACCACCTTTTGCATAACCCTTAACTAAACCTTGTTGATTAAATACATTACCATCAGCGTTAAATAAACCTGTTATAAAATTAGTAAATGGTTTAGTAATTGTTTGCTGAATAGCAATACGTACCATATCTGAAATAATCGAGTTTGCAAAATTCCTAAAATTTAAAGTACCTGTCATAACAAATTTAACAAGTGCATCTTCCATACCTTTTATACCCTTAATAACAACATCACCAAACGCATCACCAACACCTTTAATACTATTTTTAAAAGTTTCAATTTTTGCGAGTGTTGCTTCACCAAAAGTTCTATTTAACATATTGCCAGTTTTCTTTCCATATTTTTCACTTGCCTCAGCAGAACCATTAAATATTTCATCAAAAGTTTTCATGCTTTTACCAAAATCTTGTGCTGATTCTGAATAAAATTTCTTTATTTCTTCAAATGCACCTTTAAAATCACCTTTCCTCAATGCATTTAGTGCTTTAAGCTGCTGCATTAAACTAAAACCTAAAATTTCAAAACCTTTATATGCAGTAAAGGCAGTTGCAGCAAGTATTTTTAAACCTCCATTTAATATAAATAGCAATTCATTTAAATTATTACCTTCTATTGTTATGCCACTAAACATTTCTACTAAATTATTAAGTGTAGGTAATAAACCATCTGCTAATTGTCTACTAAAACCTGTTGCCTTAAAACCCAGCATTGTCATCTGGTCATTAAAAAATTCTGCATTCTGTGCAAATCTTTCTGATACTTCAAAATTGAATTCTTCTAATGCAAATTTACCTTCATTTAGAAGATTAACCATTTGTGATCCAGACCTACCAAATATTTCCATTGCAATAGCTGATTTAGTAACGCCATCTTCCATTTGTGCAAATTTATCTGATATTTCTCCTAATACCTGTTGATTAGTTTTTAAAGTTCCATCTGTATTTTTTACAGAGATGCCTAAATCATCAAAAGCATCTTTATATGTAGCAACACCTTGATCTGCCTCCCTCATAGATTGTGCTAATCTTCTTAAACCTTTTTCTATAGTTTCCTGACTTACACCAGCTAATTTTCCAGCGTTAACATATGCCTGTAATGTATTAGCCGCTATACCTGTCTGTATTTCTAATTTACCAAAAGCATCTGCTGCATCTATAGAGCCTTTTACCATACGAACAAAAGCACCAGCAGATAATATTAGTCCTAATGTTGCAAATGTCTTATTTAATCCAGACATTGCCATACGTAAATTTTTTACCCTACCCTGTACGCCCTGCATAGAGTTGCCAAGACGTTTTATAGAACCTGCACCTACAGTTTTTGCTGCTACTACTAAATCAAATTTTGCAGCCATTTATTTATTCTCCTTATTTATTGTCTGTAATATTGAAGCTTCAATGACTTGTATGCTTTCCATTAAGTCTAAAGGCTTATCTGTATATAGTTTAATCATTTCTAAGACAGATGTATAGTCTAAACCAATTATTCCACCCATACCTACACGCCATTGCGTTTGTACTTTTATAAACATCATTACAGCTTCCCAATTTTCTATATATACATAAAAATCTTTTTCTGCTTCTTTTTTTTCTACAGTAACGCCTAATACTGCATCATCTTCTGCTGTTTTATCTATGACAGTTGAACCAGAAGCCCAATATTCACCTGCCCCTATAAGTTTTTTATGTTCTTATTTTTACAAGATTCTACAAACGCATAAGATATTGCAGTTGCAACACCTCTAACATCTAATAATTTATCTCTATTAGATTTGTTATAAGGTACTTCAGATCCATCTGACATTTCCATACCTTCCCAGCCGATTAATATTTCTTTTGCAACATCTACAGCTAACATTTCCTGATTAGCTACCTGTTGCATCATTTCCTGTAGTCTGGATTCAGATACATTTTTAAATTCTGCATAAAAGTCCTGTGTTTCTGTTTTCTTTCCAACAGGTACTTCTATTTCTACTCTGCATTTGTAGGTATCGCTTTGATCTAAAACAAAAGCCATAAAAATCTAGTAACTATTTACTAGGGTATACCCTAATTTAGGTAAATACAAGGCTAAATTCATTATTAGCTGCAGCAGTTGGTGTTGCGTAGAATGGAAGGTTTAACATTGTTATTCCATCTGATTCTGAATATGTGGGCTGCCCTAAATCTGTCTGTGGACAAGATACTGTTACTTTATTACCTGCAGAAGTTCCATGTAACCATGTGTTTGTACCAGTTGATGTGCCAGTATAATCAGTAAAAAAGTTATGGGCTGATAAAGCGACAGCCTCTATTACTGCTGTACCTGAAGGTCTGCGGTCTGTAATTAATACTTCTTTTGTACCACCTACCAATTCTCTGTATATAACTTCATTATTAAAATCTAATGACCATGATTGTAATGCTGCAGCAAAACCAAAAATAGCAAAGTTAGATGTACTGCCATTTTTAAATATTAATGGTGATGCCTGATTACTTATAGTTGGTGTGGGTAAAGCAGTATCAGTAGGTGCATTAAATATACCTGTTAAAGAAAAACTAATACGTGGAATATTATTTACTTCACAATTAATACTGAAAGTACCTCTACAACCTGTAACCATATGTCTAACACCATCATAGTTAACAAACAAAGTAACACTATCAGAAGGTGTAGTAACTGGGGCATAAGTTACTGATGTAGAACTAACAACAGTTTCAGATAACGCACACGCCTTTAATATTGCTCCATATTTAGGTGCTGTACCAGCAGAACCACTACCAGACATTTCTACATCAAAAGTTACATTAACTCTTGTATTAGCAGGTATAACTTCATAATTACCCATATATGGCCTTATTAAATCTCTACTTACTTCATCACTAACAATAGGTTCTATATTCAGATCAATTACCTGTACATAGTTAGCTGAACCAGTAGGTGTAGGGTTTGTGCCATAACTTGATTCAGCTTTAGCTAATATGCTTCTTTTTCTGTGTAGCTTAGGCATTGTCAATTCAAATCAGTATGTTTATATAATATAGGTTTTTAGTAAGAAACACCATCTATTGCGTTAAATCATCAACTTCTGTTCTATATCGCACTATATATTCAACGCCTATAACTCCTCCTGGTTGATCAGCGTCTAACAATTCAAATGATGTATCAGATGGTTGTACATCTATTGCTAAATTATTAACTGTTAAATCTGCCATTATTTTACTGTGCAAACTTTCTACAGTTGCATCTGCCACATTATCAGGTACATCACCCCTAACTATTACACTTACCCTTACTGTTAAAAAATGGTCAAGAGTAGGTAATGATGTATTTTGTTCAACAGTATCACTAACAGGTTCTAATATTAATGCAGGTGATTCACCTCTTGTTAATGGTACTGTTCTACTTCTATAAATACGTGTACTAACTCCTGTTGTATTTGCAAGAACTGTTAATAGTCTTGCCATAATTTGTTCACGTTTAGTTGTCATGTTTTCTGTATGCTGATTTCACAAAATGTACCATCATCTAATTTTCTAACCTCTCTTACTGTATAAGCAACACTATCTACTGTTATTGATGCACCTGCAATTAGACTTCCAAAATCACTTGTTTTTGCTGTTAACTGATAATCTGTACTGACAATTTGATTACCTGCAAGAACTAAATCAGGTTGTTCTAATATTCCATTTGCTGTAGTACCACCAGATGTACAACTAACACCATAGTCATTTAGGTATGCAGATTGTGTTGTACTGTCCTCTACAAATGCCATTTAATTTTTATTTACTATTTTTTTTACTTTTGGTTTTGGTGTATAAACTTCAACTCTTCCCATAGAAATAAGTAATTCTGCATCAGTTTCAGATACATCATAAGTTTGCCCTGCTTCTAGGCTTATGCCACTAGCA